GGTAAGAGCAAAGAGTTTAAGCAGGCTGTAGGCACTTACCATGCAAGGCGCAAGGTGTGGCAAATAAGAGCTATTAATTACACTATACTTATAGGAGTAATGGCATTAGTTGGATTAACAATTTATAGCGTAATATAATGGCTACACAAGAGATGATATTGAAGCTCTCGTTTGATGACGAGGGTACATTTACAGGATTAGAGGATATCAATCAGGAGCTTGCAAAAACCGATGCGGCTACCAAAGCAGTAGAGAAATCCACTAAGACACTTAAGGCACAATATGCTGAATTAAAGAAACAGCAGGATCAGTTTGATCCAGGCACTGAGAAATTCAATCAGATATCCATTAAAATGGGTGAGCTGAAGGATAGGATGAATGATGCAGCGGAAGCTGTTAAAGGAAATACGGGCCCAGCTATTGAAGGTATGAGTAACACCTTCGGCATCATGGGTGATCAGTTATCTAACTTAGACTTTGAAGGATTAACACAATCCATTCAGACCTTTAGCGGTAACTTATCTAGGATAGATACTAAAGCGCTAGCGGGTGGAATGAAAGCAGCTTTTCAAGCGGGTATAGCAGGAGCAAAAGCTTTAGCTGTTACGCTTTATAAGAATCCTATCTTCATTTTAGTGGGTGTACTTATAGCTGTTATTGCATATTGGGAAGAGCTTAGCGACTTTGTTACGGGTAAGAGCAGGATGCTTGAGAATCTGAATAAGCAAGTAGAGGCTTTAAAAGCACAAGAGCAGGCGCTAACACGTGAGCTAGCTTTACAAAAAGCTTTAGGTGCTGGAGGAGGGCAGATACTCAAGACTGAGTTAGACATCTTAAAAAATAAACAATATCAGGCAGAGGCTGCTATGAAAATAGCATATCTTGAAAAGGATAAAGCAAAGTTTTTAGAGGCACAGCAAGCGCAGCTAACAGCCATTAACGACCTTGAGATAAGAAAGATTAAAGTTTACACAGATACTAAAGCTCTACTAGATAAGATTCGTGCGGGTAAGAATGATGAGTATAATAAACAGCTTTTGCAGAATGAAGCTTTCAGCGTTTATAAAAATCAAACTGAACAAATAGCCTTACAACAAAAAGACCTTAATGCGCAGTCTACTGATTTGGCTTTGCAAATGCAAAGAGCTCAGCAGGCGGGCAATGCAGCTTTAGTTGAGAAGTTAAGATTGCAAAGAGAAGGTTTGCTGAATCATGTTAAAGACCTTCAAGGTCAAAAGGATGAGATTTGGAATGCAGGAATACAGGCTCAAGCTGAAGTAAAAACTGAGAAAGAATTAGCTGCTATTGCTGCACGTAAAGCTAAAGCAGCTGAGCGCAAGAGCGCAGCAGATGCAGCATCTAAAAAGTTAGCAGATGATATCTTAGCTATTGAGCAGCGCATGGAAGAGCTGCAAAGGGCTAGCATGGATGATCAGGAGAAAGAACTGTTTACCATGTTTGAACGTCAAAGAGTAGAAGAGCAAACATTTATAAAAGCTAAGAAGAGTGCAGATGAGTTAGCTCAGTTACGTGCTACCCATGAGGCAGAATTTGCAGCGCTTACTGCTAAGTATGATCAGGCAGAAGCTGATAAAGAAGCTGAGAAAATAGCTAAAGAGAAAGAAGCTGCTCAACAGAGACTGCACGAAAAACAGCTAGAATTAATAGAGCTTCAGTCTATTATAGATGCAGCAGATGAGGGTAATTTTCAAGCAGGATTAAGCAAGCAAGAGCAGGAGCTCATGGCTTCTCAAGATTACTATTTTCAACTTAAAGAGCAGGCTTTAGCAGCAGGCTTAGACGCTACTGCATTAGTAGAAGAGCAGGCTAGAAAAGAGAATGAGATAAAGAAAAAATACAGAGACGAAGATAAAGCCAATCGCATGGCTAACATTCAAGCAGGCTTTGAAATGGCTTCGCTTGGATTAGATGCTTTAATGGATTTGAATCAGGCAGCAGCTAAAGGAGATGAGGCAAGCCAACGCAAGACGTTTGAGCGTAACAAGTTAATGCAGAAAGCTCAGGCTACTATAGCTATGGCTAGTGGTATAGTAACACAATTAGCTGTACCACAGGATCAGTTAACCGGTATGAACTTCGTTAAGGCAGCAGCTATTGCAGCAGCGGGTATAGCTAATATTGTAAAGATTAATCAAACTCAATTCACAGGAGGCACGCCTCCTTCAACAAGTAACCTAACTGAGCCAACGGGCCCAAGCGCACCCGCTATAGATTTCAGCGGAGCTAATATGCAAGTTAACGCACCAGGTAGCACTGAGACCTATGTACTTGCGGGCAACGTAGCAAATGCTTTAGAGGCACGTCAAAAGATAATAGACCAATCACACCTATAACAAATAACTAATTTTTTCCACTATAAAATATGAGCGAAGATAAATTGAAACTAATTGAATACGGCCTCGGAGAGGAAGAGGATAACATGGGCGTTTATGCAGTAAGTTTAGTCTCTGAGCCTGCTATAATGGTAGACTTTGTAGCACTGTCTAAAGCTAACTTGTTATTAGCTCGCGTAGAGGATGGAGAGAAGCGCATGCTGTATGGCCCTGCACTAATCCCTAATCAGCCCATTGTTAGATACGATGGTAATAACGAAAAGTATTACATCACTTACTCTAAAGATACCATAGAGCAAACTGCTCAGGAATTCTTAAAGAGAAACATGCACCATAACCATACTATCCAGCATGAGATGCCTGTAAACAATTTAACTGTTGTTGAATCTTGGGTAACTACAGGAGCACATGATAAGAGCATGAACTACGGCTTCGAGCTTCCCGAAGGCACATGGATGATAGGAGTAAAGGTAGATGATGAAGCTACATGGCAGGCTGTAAAGAATGGCGAGGTTAAGGGCTTTTCAATAGAGGGATGGTTTGCACCAATGAGTGAAACTCAAGTACAAGAGAAAGACTTAGAGAAGCTATTAGCTGAATTAGCTAAAGCGCTTGAAACGAATTTGTAATTTTTTCCACTAATAAATATAACACGATGAACATGATTCAAGAGATTCTAAACAAATTCACTCCGATGCTGAGCAAGCATGGGATAAAGCTATCAGTAGAAGAGACTGCTGCACCGGAAGCTACACCTGTAGCAATGGCTGTAGAAGGAGCTTTAGCAGATGGCACTATGATCTACTCAAATGCTGATGCATTTGCTGAAGGAGTAGATGTATTCGTAATGGATGCAGACGGCAACCCTGTACCTCTAGCTGATGGAGAGTATACTATGGATAACGGTATGACTATTGTAGTATCTAATGGTATAATCGAATCTATGGCAGAGGCAATTACTGAAGAGCCATCTGTAGAGATTGAAGTAGAGCAAGAAGTAGCTGAGACTTACTCTAAAGAGCAAGTAGAGGGATTGCTTAAAAACGTAATCTCTGAATTTGAAGCTAAGCTTAGCGCTGCTGAGAAGAAAATCACTGAGCTTTCACAAGCACCAGCTGCGACAACTGTAAAGCAGTCTAGACAAGCAGCACCTCAAGCGCCTTTAAACATTACAGCAATGAGTAACATCGAAGATAGAACTCGTGCTATAGTAGCGAGATACAAAAACAACTAAAAACAAAAACAAAAACAAAAAAACATGGCTGATAACTTGACCATCACCTCAACCTACGCTGGCGAATTAGCGCTACCGTACATCGCAGCAGCAGTTCTTTCAGGAGATACTATTGCAAACAACTACATCACTGTTAAAGAGAACGTAAAGTACAAAGCTGTACTTAAAATCTTGGCTTCAACAGGATTAGTTAAAGCTGCTACTTGCGACTTTGACAACTCTACATCTGCTCTTACTTTAGAAGAAAGAGTATTGACTGTAACTGACCTTATGGTTAATATCCAACTTTGTAAAGCAGAATTTACAAAAGATTGGGAAGCGGCTCAAACAGGTCGTGGATTCATCAATGATGTAGTACCTGCTAACTTCTCTGACTTTTTGATTTCTCACTTGGCCGCTAAAGTAGCACAAGAGATCGAGTGCAATATTTGGAAAGGTAACTGGCCATCTTCAGGATTCACAGGATTCAATGGTTTACAATACTTAATCGATGCCGGTAAAGGTGGTACACCTGATGTAGATTTCGCAGCTCCTTTGGATGCTACTAACGTAATCGCAAAACTTCAGTTATGTACAGATGCTTTACCTGCTACATTGGTAGGAAGCCCTGACCTTAAGATCTACGTTAACCGTAAGACTGCACAGTTATATCGTCAAGCTTTGGCTACTGCAGGTTACTTGCAAACTTTCCAAGGTACTGCTCAATTCCCATTGACCTTCAACGGGTATGATGTGTATGTTTGCCCAGGTATCTCTGATTCAGTAGTAATCCTTGCAACTGTAGCTAACTTAAACTTCGGAACTGATTTGACATCAGATTTCAACGAGGTGAAAGTAGTAGACATGAGCTTTACTGATGCATCTGATAACGTGAGAATGGCTATGCGCTTCCGCGCTGGAGTTCAGTACGCTGTACTAGGTGATATCGTTATCGGATTTGATAACTAAATAATACTCCTTTGTTAAAAGAGTGGGTTAGCTATTAGCAGCTGCCCATTCTTTGCAAAGAATATTTAACTAACTAAAAAAAAATAACTATGAGCTGTCTGACTACCGCTGGCATATTGATTGCATGCAAAGAAGCAATCGGAGGCATAAAAGCCTTATACTTAGGAGATTACGCTACATTCTCGAACACTGCTACTATTGATGGAACAACTAACTTAGTTACTGCTCTACCGACAGGAGATGTTTACGAATTTGAGTTACCTAAGCACACAGGATCATTCACAGAAGAGGCTGCTATCAGCATCGAGAATGGCACTGTTTACTATACACAAACTGTTGTAGCCATGTTTCATGGAATGACTGCAGCAAGAGCTCTACAACTTCAAAACATTGCTAAAGGTCGCAACGTACTTTTTGTACAAGACAATAACGATAACATTTGGATGTGTGGGTACAAAGATGGGGTAGAGGTTACAGCCTTTACTACAGCTTCAGGAACGGCTAAAGGAGATATGAGCGGATACACGATTACCTTCACAGGCGAAGAGAAAGATAAGGCTTATTTACTTGATTCAGATGGTAATGAAAATGCTTGGCTTAACTTTACTTTAGTTACTGTCGAGCCAGCTACATTGTAAGTAAAATTGTGCTATATTTAAAGCATGATTTACCTACTAAAAAATACAGCAGCACAGCTCCTCTACCTTAGCCTTAAGGAAGGGGAGCTTTTGCTTGCTAATACCTATACGCATTACCTGCTCGAATTAACTAACGAGCAAACACTTGAAAAGATTTACGCTATCCCTACTCAGATAGCTCAGAATGATAGGTACACTACCATTCAAATCGGCACGAATGCCAACACACCATTAGCTGCAAGCCTATTAATTAACTATCCAGCACGATTTTCGTACATAGTTTACGGCCAAAACAGCAGCACTAATTTAGATCCTGCAGATGCAGTAGTAGAGGGAGTAATTGAGAAAGGATATTTAATTGTTGAAGATATTACTACCCCTAGATTTACAGAGCCAAACCTAACCATAGATTCAGATATAGCCTACAATGGATAAGATACAACACGCAGCACCCATGTTAGTTAATCTTGGCGCAGCAATGCCTCAAGAGGCTACTGAAAAAGAGACTCCTAAAGGATGGGTAACATTAGGCGAGGCTAATTTATTCAGCAATTACTTAATTGATTTATACTACAGCTCACCTGTGCACTCAGCACTTACCATGAGCATAGCTTTCATGATAGCAGGGAAGGAATTTAAGAGCACTAATCCTGCTGCTCAACGTGAGATAGACCGATTGAAATTAAATGCAATTAGAAGGCCTATTACGTTAGATGCAAAGATGCAGGGTGGTTATTACTTAGAAATTATTTGGAGCGTAGATAGAACAACAGTAGCTAAGATAAACCATCTACCTTATGAGAATGTGCGTTTGGCCGTTGCTAATGATGAAGATGTTATTCCTGGCGTTTATTATTCTAAAGATTGGAATGATATGCGCAAAAAGAAGAATGCGCCTGTATTTATTCCGATGTATAACGCAACTACAAAAGCAGATGAGCCATCTCAAGTGCTATTTGTGGGGATAATGACTCCAGGCAGCGCTTACTATCCTAAGCCTGATTACTACAGTGCTATTAATTACATAGAAATAACAAGAGAAATCAGCGAATTCTACCGAGCTTTCTTAAGCAATGGTATGGCACCGTCTTATTTCCTTCACATGAATAACGGTATCCCTGATCCCGAAGAGCAGATGGCTATTCGCAGAAATTGGGAGACTTTGATGGGTGCTAGAAAGGCAGGTAAAGTAGTATTCACATTCAACGAATCAGCTGATAGAATGCCTCGCTTAGACCTTGTGCCTATGACCG